TCGGCTTAACCGATCACCCATACTTTCGACCTTTTCTGGCTAAGTATGTCTGACGAGTCTTTCCTCGCCGCTGCCCGTTGTGAACCCCTTAGGGTGTACGGGACTTCACGGTGTGAGTGTGCGCGCAGCGCACACGACACCAAGATAGCCGTCTCTCACGGTCTCCGCATTGTTCGGCTCAGGTTTGGCTTGCCATACTCTGAGTTACCGGATGCTGTTGGAGATCGTTTGAGCAGTTATCTTTCATACCTTTTGGCGCAGGGCAAGGTAAGAGCCACTGTGTCCTTCCCACGTCGTCAGGGCCTGCCTGACGGGGATGGCCTAGTCGAACTTGTTCGACTAGGAAAAAAAGAGAGGTGGGAGCTGGCTCATAGCCTTAACTCCTTTAAGCGCAACCTGCCAACGGGTTGCCGCCTCCATACCCCTTCAAGGTTCCGTGATTGGGCATCACGGGCCTTCTCTACTCCCCCTCCCGTTTCTCCCGAGTATCTCCGGTTTGTTGACCGCGAGATTACTCGTCTCTTTCCCGTTGGTTGGGATCGACGTTATGTCCAAAACGTCGAATCCTTCGTTCCACGCGCTTCTGCACGTGAACTTAGACCTGATGTACCCGCTGGGGCTCGTCCTCATGCGGACGTCATCTGGTCTATCAACGGGAGAGAGGAATTCCTTCGGCGTTGTAAGGACGAATGTGCGGCTTCGTTTAACGAAGACCTCACTTGTCGTTACAAAGAGGTTCTGTCTGCAGGCAAGGTTCGTCCTCTTACGATCTTCGATCATAGAGTTGACGTCCTTGGCCCCCTGCATGAGACTCTCTACGATCACCTTTCTAAGAAGCCGTGGCTTCTGAGAGGTGCACCGTCCGCTGAACGAATTCGGAGTATCTGCGTCAATCGAGTTCAAACCTCGATTGACCTTGTATCCGCTACCGACGGTTTGCCGCTTGAAGTTGCCGAGAGGATTCTTGATAGAATCTTCTTCACTTCTCTTTCGGTTTCCCGTTCGGTTCGGAGACTCGCCAAAGCTTCTCTTCGTCCCAGAGTGTCGTTTAACGGCACTTTTGTGGGCAGAGTAAGCCATGGGCAGATGATGGGAGCTTACCTCTCCTTCCCCCTCCTATGCTTGCAGTCTTACCTCGGTGCCCGTTGGGCAGCGAGATTCGACCCAAGTGCGACCTTTTTGGTTAACGGTGACGACTGCATCGTCTCCGCTAGCAGAGAGTTGTCCCCTGGGGACTACCCTCCCTTCTTCGAGCTTAACGAGCTGAAGACTATAAGGTCGGAAAGCGTTGCCGAGATCAACTCGACCGCTTTCTTGAGGATGGGGGGGAGATGGCGTGAGGTACGCCATCTCCGGAGAGGTACTGTACTTCCTTCCTACGCTGGAATTGTTCATGCAGCAAAAGCTTGTGCGCCATCTGTAAGATGGAGTACCGCTTTCGTGCAATCTCGCGTAGGCCGGAAGTGGGGGTTTCTTCCGTCTCAGCTCGGGTTGCATCGACGTTCTCGTGCCGTTTGGAGGCGCGAGACGTCGATGAGGAAGAGGAGGTTCCCTACGGACCTTCCTCAGCCTGCGATGGTTGTCGACCCGGAGATTGAGATCAGGCGGGGGGTTTCCCCTGATCCTGATGAGGCGGAAGCCTTGGTTCGCCACATTTTCTCCCACGGGAGAGTTGTAGCTAACCGGGAGAGGTACGACCTTGCCATCGGGGTCGTACGAAGATCTTACCGCTATAGGCGTGTTCCTCCCTGGAAGTCTCTCTCCTACGAGAGTTGGCTTATGACCAGGGATGCTCCTGTGGTGCCTTCTAGTCCTTTCTTAAGGGACTATGAAGGTCAAAGATATGAAGGAGTCCTGCTTGCCCTAGCGGTCTTTCGCAGCCGGCTCGGCCTGTGATTGGCGCTACCAGAGCGTCTATGGTGCCCCTGCTGCTTGCAGCGTCGCGGGGCTGGCGGTTAATGAGTGGACGATTTCTCTCTCCGTGCGGTGTTACCTGAAAGGCCGCCCCTCACGTATAATCCTTAGCCTGGTTGACCGGAGCACCGGTCGTAATCTGCTTTGAGCTCTGAGCAGACCTGTTAAGGCGGGAGGAGGGGTGGTCGTGGTGTCGATAGGGCGTCTGCGTGCAGGATTTGATCCGTAATGGTCGGGGGGCTGCAGACGGCCGGAACCGAGTAGGGCCACGGGTAAAGAGAGAGATCGGTGTGGCGGCTTTAAATCCGCGGC